GACTTCATCAAAGTCTTTGATGACTCGCTGTGCGCCGCGGCTTGTCCATTCAACGTCAGGCATTTTGATCGAGCCCCAATGACAGAGCTTCTAGGTCGGCAAGAGTTGGGCGGTAGCCGGGGGTGAGTCCGCGGCTCCAGGCAATAAATCGGGACCAGCGGCTTCCGCCACGCTTTTTTTTTCCAGCCACTCCACAAACGTCAGCCAGTCGACCGCCGCATTCGTCACCCGCTGAGCGACGTTGTCGGTCGTGAACAACGTGAGCGCCGAAACGTCCAGCGGAGTCAGTGAGTAGTTCACCGCGAGCAGCGCGCAGGCATAATCAAACAGCGGCTCCCACTCGTATTGCATCGAGCCATCTTCCACCGCGCTACAAAGTACCTGCCAATACTCTTGGGCGGCTTCCCACAAAGCTTGGTAAGTGGGCTCGACGTCGCCCTTGACCCATTTGCCATCAGCGGCTCGCTTGACCGCACGGGGCAGAGCAATCGCTCTGGCCGCGTCCTCCTCCGACCAATCTTGCACCCGCGGCACCATCCACTCGTTGCCGTCGGCCAACAAGACCCGTGGACCGGCGACTTGGCGTTCCTGTACCAGCCGATGTAGAGCCGTGGTTCGCCCTCCAGGACGGGCACCGCTTCCCAGTGCTGATCGTCGAGATAGATGCCGATCCGCTCGACGCGATGCGGGTCCGCGACGACTACGCCCGGCTTGCCGGACGGCCCGCGGCCGATGCACTCGGCCAAGGTGGGAGGGTGATCGAATTGCAGACCCAGCGCCGCCAATTCTTCCGGGCGCGGCTTGACCGTCGAGCCGGAGACAAAATACAGCAGACCAGCCAAGGATTACTCACTTGCATGCTTGCCAGTTTCTTTCGCGGGCGGCTTGGAAGCGGCATCGCGGACCTTGCGGATATGGGCATGGCGCCATGCCTCGAATTTCTCGCGGCTGCCACGCGAGACCAGGCCGTCATCGTCGACGCACTCGGCAAACATCTTTTTGTCCTCGACGGTCATCAGCTTGAGCTGCGCATCCCACTGGCCTCGGCAGAAGCCTTGCGACAAGAGCAGCCGCTCCAGCTTGCGGGCTGGATCAGCGAAACGCTTCGACGATTTCGATGTTTCTGGCATGGCTCACGCAAGGGCAAAGGTGGTGTCGACGACCAGCGGTGTATTCGTTCCGTCGTGGATCGCGTAGAGCATCGCCTCGGTCGTGGAGACTCCGCGCCCGCGCGAACTGGCAGGCGTCGTAATGCAGCCCAGGCCGGCGACCGTGATCCCGATGTGGATCGCCGAGGCGAGTGTGTCGTACGAGCCGCCCAAAACGTACTTCACCAGCCGCAGCGTCGTGTTGGCGTGCGTCATCGGCGTGCCGTCGATCGGAATCACCGCGTCGTCGAGCCAGCCGGGATTGACGCCGGAGAGCGTAATACGAGTCACCACGGAACCGACGCTGACCCATTCCGGCCAGATCGAGCCGTCGGCATCTTCTTGGGTCACTTCCAGGCCGAAGTCGATCGATAGGCTCTTGAGACCGGTGATATTCACACCGGCCACGGTGCAAAGAAAGAGACCGTATTCTTCCGTGTCGATCGCCGTGTTCGGGTAGGTGATCCCCGTCGCTTTGATGAGCGGTTCGTTGCCCGCCCCGTCCGTCACCGTGTAGACGCGCCCATTGAGTTCGGCTCGCCCCTGATGCGAGACGCTCAAGCTCTCGGGGACGATCAGCCCGTTCGCCACGCGGTAGCGAGTGGAGTTGGTGAGATCGCGGGCGTTACATCGGTCGTGCGCCAATTGGTAGGCGTCCAGTCCGGGATGCGTTCCGTCGCTGTTGATGCAACGGCCGCCGACACCAACCAAATCCAAAAACGTCGCAATCTGCGAAGTGCCGAACTGAATCGCGGGCGCCCGGCGAATCACGCTGGCCCGGCTTTCGTAGATGCCTGCGTTTTCTATGCCCGTGCGGACGTCTTTGCCGAGGCTGATCTCTTGGACCAAGTCGCAAGCAAAGCCCACCGCCGACGCCATCTCGGGCGAATCGGTCTGTAGGAAAATCCCGCCAGCACTGTACACACCCGCGATCGTCATGGTTTAGCCTCGGAATCCTGAATGGCGGCGGAACTCGGCGCGGAGCTTTTCGTCTGCCAGGGAGTTGAGCACTCGCTGCTCCTCCGGCAATACCTTGGTCACTTCGGCGGCTGGGTTCGTGAAGCTGTGCGGGTTCTTTCGGTTGAAGCCGATGCCAAGCTTCGCTCTCGACCAAAATCCAGTTTTTCGACTTCTGCCTGCAGTGGCATGATCCTGCGAAAGCGTGTCTTCCATCGACCGACCCGTGAACTCAAGCGGGCGGGTGTGGCCGTAGACCCACAGCTTCTTCGCTGTGTAGCTACCCTTGACCGGCGGACCGCTTCGGCGCTCGCCGTCGCGCAACGCATACTTGTATCGCTCCGGCGCGCCGTCGCCGAAGTGGAGTTTCTTGTAGAGCCGATTCCATGCCAGCGGGTAGACGAGCATCACACGTTCGATAAGTGAGTTGAGCATCCGCGCAGGGAGATTCTTTAATCTCCGACGCGCTCGACTTTCGACTCGCAGTGTGTACATGGCTAGTCTTTGTCGTCTCCGCCCACGCCCCATTCGATTGCAATTGTTGCGTGCTGGCGGTAACCCTCGACTTTGGCTTTCTTGTAGTGATTCAATGTCGGGGGATGCGCCAACCGCATTGGTCGCATCCAACGCTGCCCTTTTGTAGTCAGCAAATACTTGGTCGCCTGTGTCATCATTTGAACAACTATGTCGAGCAGCTTTCGGTTCTGATCGATGGCTGGGTTGCTGACCTCGCTTTGTGGTATCAGACGCTCAATGATGACCAGGATATTCCCCCCTTCGTGTAGCACTCCCTGTGCTTCTCCGGGAACAACACGAAACCCGTCCTCTGGGTCCATCAGGATCATCATCACCGTGCCGCGCTCTTCGAGTTCGCCAACAGTGAACGCAAAGTTATCGTTTGGCAGCGGCAATGAGTTGAAATAAATCTTGGTCAGCGCTTCCGTTTCATCTGCGGCTCCAATGTGCGTTTGCCAAGCTGTCGACCGCGAGAACGCATCGGCGGTTGCGTCTTCAGCTTGACTCGGGCACGTCGTTCCGGATTGGGTCATCGATCACTGCGTATCTCAGGGCCTCGCTTCTCCACGTCTCGCTTGACTTCCAAAGTCACCAGCGACGGCGTCGAAAACGCGACACTTTCCACAAACCATTCCTGCGGTTCGCTGTCGTCCGGTTGCTGCAACAGGATGTCGCCGCTATCGTTCAACTCCTGCTGCGATTCCTTCGGGATCACCGATATCTCTTGCCGCTGGACGTAATGCAGCGACGACACCGACGAAGCACCGCGAACGGCCTCCGCTTGCTCCGTCGCCCGAATCGGGCCAGGTATCCCGTAGTAAATCTCCGATCTCGACCCATCTGGCCTCGTCCAGCAAACTTTCACCAAATCCCGCTTGTCGATCGCGTAGAACGTCAATCGAGTTTCGGTGTGATCGTAAAACCTCCACAGCACGCCGCCATTGGCTGGGAATACTGTCCAGCCGCGCGGCTCGCCGTTGATGTCTGCGACCTCGACTTCACACCAACGCTCCGGAAATGCGGCTCGATCATCGAACGTCAGTTCACTGGCCGAAATCACAATCTCTTGGAAACGCAAACGAGCTAATGGGTCGATTCCCCGCGGCCTGCCATCAGTCGGGAAGTTGCGACGGCCAAGGAAAATGGTTCTCTCTTGGAAGATCGAGCCATCAACAAAGACCGTCGCGGTGACTCCAAACGCCCGGTTGGCCGCCGGCATCACCCGCTCGTTAAACGTCTCCTGAAAACTCATCAAACGATCCGAACTACTGCGGCAGGTTGAACTCCACGCCAACCTGCAGGATGTCCAGGTTGTCGGTATTTGCGTCCGACGTTTTCTGGATTTGGAAGAACGGCTGCAACCCGGACGAGTAGTTCGACATGTCGAACCGCGTCCCGCTGGCCACGCGGCGCAGCGAGCCATTGTCGTTGGCGCCGTAGAAACCGATGTTCGACGGGCGGCCGACCGACAAGCTCGGCGGTTCCATCGTCGAGACGCGCTCGGCAAAGTTGATTTCAAACCGCTTCCACGTCGCGCCGAGCGTCAGCCCGGTCGCTACGTCGTCGTTGTTATTGGTGCCATCGTCGGTTTCGGCCACGATGCTGTTGTTGGCAATGGCCCGAAACAGCGCCGCCTCTCCGATCGAATCGATCGCATCGTTGCGGGCACTGGCGAGCCCGAACGCAATCTGCGTCGCCGAATCCAGCGTGGCCACCGTCTTGACGATCGCCCAGAAGCGAATGATGTCGTCGATGTCGAACGACAGCTTGTCGCCAAAATAGAGACACAGGTTTTCGACTTCCGTCGTGCTGGCAAGTAGCATACGGATGCCACCGCCATCGAGCCCGACGACGGTCGGCGCGCCGGCGGCCGACGTGTCGGCGATGACAAACGGCCCGCCCGTACCCGAGGCGGTCGCGGCCACCAATTGATGCCCACGGAAATCGTGAATCCAGCATCCAGTTCTGCGTGACATGATAAAGTTCCCTTCGGATCAAGGACTGCCTGTTTATGGCAGGCGTTGAAAAAACGATTCCAAATGCGGTGGGCTAGTTCTCGCCCTTGTTGCGGATGACGTAACGCCAGTTTTTAACGGCGGACGCGACGCGGCCTTCGAGCGACATCCAAAGCACCTTGCGCTCGGGATCGTACCAACGCTCGCGGCGCCCGGCAGTGCCGAAGCCGTTGAAGTAGGCCCGGATGATCGTCGCGGTATTGAGCCGCGTCGGGCTGCGGAATCCGTACCACTTCAACAGCGACGACGTACGCAACTCGCTTTCCGGCACGAGCTTGATCAGCCCGCGGTAAATCCCGACGTTCGCCGTGGTGTCCGCCGACTTCGGCTCGAGTCCGCCCGTGCTGAGCGGCAGGAACGTACGGCGTGCCTCGACGAAGGGCGTGCCAGTCGGGCCGAACCACGTATTGAGCGTGCCGCGGACCCGACGGCCGGTCGCAATGCCGCCGATGTCAGCGTACTTCGCTTCCATCAGCGCCCATTGGGCGTCGCTCGGCGTGCTGCCACCGGATGCGAGGTCATTGTCGTTGGTTGCCGGGTTCGTGCCCGTTCCGGTGTCGTCACGGTTGGCGAAAAGTGCGACACCATCGAGCAGCGTCGGATTTGACGTGATCAGGTCGAGAACCAGGCGGTTCTGCGTCACCTGCCACGCTTCCTCGAACCCAAGCATACCTTCGGCGAAAGCGTTCAGATCGTCGTTGGCGATCATTAGCGGCGTCCAGCCGAACTTGTTGCCAAATCGACGCATGAAGATGTACGACAGCACCTCTTCGCTGAGGCCCAACTCCTCGAATGCTTCGGCGTCCTGGACTTCGTCCATCTCCTCGACGATGCCCTTGTTAATCATCAAGCCAGGCTTGAAGTCGTTCAGGCCGCCGGGCAGCACGGCGGAAATGTCGCCGTAGCTGTAGTCCTGATCCAACTCGATCGAATCAAGATACTTGTTCTGCAGGCCCGACATGATGTTCGGGAAGTCACCCGGGCGTGTGGCGGGAGCCGCCGACGCTTTGACGTACTGCCGTTGCTCATTCGCCGAGAACCGAACGTCGTGCTTGCCAGGCTGGCCCATCGACATCGCCTCTTCGGCAATGTACTCCCGATTGTCGTACGGATCGATGTCGGTCCGACCTGAGTACGACAAGCACTCGGCCGCAATGTGGCTCAGCGGCTTGCGGATATGCGCGGCGGCATTCTCCGACAACTCGCCGCTGCTATTGGTGCAACGATGCGCCAGGGCCTCGATGACGTGCTCCGCGTAGCGGTCCGCGCCTTCGCCCTTATAGTCGACCTTCGCGCCCGGAACCGGCGTCTGATCCTTGGCGAGCGCCTCTTTCCAAGCGTCCATCGCACCGCGCGCGTCGAGTTTGTTCGACAGCGCGTCGAGCACCATCTTGTCGGTGATGACTTCTTTGCCGGCGACTGAGTTCATCGTCGCGGCAGCCGAACGGAGATCTTCGAGATGCTCGGCTTTAGCCTCATCCTGCTCGGCCTTGTGGGCTGCCTGGACGTTGTCAGCCGGCTTGGCGGGCGTCTCGCTTTTCTGCGATTCGACCTTGGCCGACGGAGCCTGCAGCGTGGCGAGAATCTGCGCCTCGTCGCTGGGCACGGACACACCGCGGCCGGCAAAGAACGAATTGCGAGCTGCCGTGCAGATCGCATCGGATGCGTCGAGCGAATCAATCAGGCCCAACGCGAACAACTGAGCTTTGATACGCTCGTTCATCACACTTCTCCTCGAAAGGTTGCTGGTCGCGTCGGCGACCGGTTCTTCGTCCGTTTCCACCGGGACAGTAGTGCCGCCAGCCGAAATGGACTCCAGGGATTCATCGAAATTGTCGACAACGGCGTCGACCATCTGACGACCAATGGCGACGTCCGCGCGTAGCGCGTCGCCTTGGCCGAAATTCTTGACCACCTCGGCAGCACCAATCGCTCGATAGCGAGCGACGTCCTCAATAAACGGGCGGCCGTAAGAGTTCACAAACTGCTGCAACGTCTTTTTGGCTTCGTCGGACAGCGGCTCGTACATGTTGCCGTGTCCTTTTTTCGGCGAATCGGTGTTTGTAAACACCTCCGCGCCAATGCCGAACTCTTTGAGCATCCCGCTGTATTCCATGTGCGGCAGGATCGTGCCGACGCTGCCAACGAGCGAATCGGCCGTTGCTTCAATCCGATCGGTCGCTGCGGCAATGTAGAACGCAGCCGAGCAACAGACGCCCTGCACAAAGGAACGGACTGGCTTGATTCCGCGGGACTCGAACACGAGGTCAGCGACGCGCTTGCAGCCGATGGCCGACCCGCCAGGCGAATTGAAGTAGAACAACACGCCCTTGACGTTGTTGTTGTCCATCGCCTGGTTGAAGTCGCGCTCAATGAGTTGGTAGCTCGACGCATACCCCCACCGAACCATGTAGTTGCACTCGTCCTGCAAGACGCCCGTCACGGGGATGACCGCCACGCCGTTGACGATCTTGGTGATTGATTCGGGGGTGTTTCCCAACGAGAGCGTCGCCTTGATCGCATCCAAGTCGCCCGACTCGAAAGCGTGGCCCAACATGCCCAGCGACCGCGCGTCGATGGCCCATGGCGCGGCATTGAACTCCGCACGGAGCTTGGCGATGCGTCGGCGTTCGGCTTGCTTGCTACGCGGCACGGCCGGCTCCTTCTGTTTGCTGATCCGACTCTTCGTCTTGCCCCGACTCTTCGTTCTGTTCCGACCCGGAACCGCCGCCACCGGTTTTGCTAAAATCAAGCGTCACCCCGAACAATTCGGAAACCTTGACCTCGATCGCCTTTTGCATCAGCACGCGAATCCAGTGCTTGCCGTTGCGGGCGCATTCTTCTTTGAACGTGCTCATGCACGTGCGCAGGCGCGTGGTCCGGGCTTCGCCTTCTTTGAACGGATCGAGCAGATCGCGGCCGTTGCCAATCGCGTCGAACCGCTGGTAGGTCCGCTCATTGCGGCGGAACTCGGATGGCGTGATCGAAGTGAACAAACCGCCCGCTGCGGCCACCGCGTTGAACTGACGGCGGACCGGCAATGCCGCATGGCAAGCAAACCACTGCTGCAGTGGTTTAATGTGCAGTTCCTCGTCGAGCTTTGCGCCGCGAGTCGATGTAAACGTCGTGTCCGAGTAGTCTCCCGTCCCCGAGTAGTAGCTGATCCCGGCTGCTTGCGTCGTATCGCGGTCCAGCATCTTGATGAATTCTGGCGCATCCTTGTTCGGGCGCGCCGAGCGGATCATTTCGAGCGACTCGCTTGGCTTGATGGTTGAGGCAATGGGGGATTGTCCGACTTTGTAGCTGCGATTGCCGAATTCGTCGGTGTCATCCGTGTCGTCGCCAAAACCAAGGCCGCCGTTCTTTTCGGCTTCTTCCAGCTTGGCCACAAAAGCAAATGCAGCATCAACTGCCGCAGAACGAATCTCGCTGTCGATGTAAGCGTCGCGGTCCCAAATGGATTGTCCGCAGGCATCGAGCCACGACACGCCTGACGATGCGCTGGGTCGATGGAACAGCGCCAAGTCGATAACTCGCTCCGCCGGAATGCGGATGCTCTTGCTGCCCAGCGACATAGGAGCACCAGCGCCCATCAGCATCGATCCACTGGTGCCGAAGAACTCGTGAGGGTGGTCGGTCCAGAGGTGGTATGCGACCACGCGATTGGCCGCGTTGAATTCCCGGCCACCGAGAATCTTGTTTTTGCCGGTCGACGCCGGCCGGTCCTTCGATTCGTCGAGCTGCTCGCGCTCGACAATCTGGTAGGCCAGTGGGACAAGCTTGTAGTCTTTGACGAACGAACGAATTAGCAATCCGTCGCCGACTGTCGCCGACTCCTGCATCAGCATGGCCTGCATCTCAGGCCACGACATACGACCTTCCACGTCGAACTGCTCGGGATCGTTTGACCACTCCTCGAACAAATCATCCGATTCGAGCGCGTAGGTCAACCGCGGACCAAGATTTCCGGCCTGCAGCGATTCGAGTTCTGTCACGATCTGAAACAGCTCGGACGGCAGGAACGGCCAGGCGTAGGTCTGAGTCCCAGTGCCTACCACCAAATCCCGGATCGAGTTGATGATGCTCTTGGCCTGCGCCGTGTTCCGCACGAGGTCGCGCGTCCGGCGGTTCATCAAATCGTGAGAGCCGCGAATGGCCGAGTCGCCGCTGAACCCATGCGGTTGATAGTGCTCGCGCGGGCGGTCGCGTCGCGCAAGGCGGTAGGCTTCGTGCGTCGCCTCGATCAATAGTTGTCGCGCATGCCGGCTGCTGCCAGGCTTCGGCCCGCTGCTGAACCAGCTCTTGAGACGATCGAACATCTAAAGATTCACTCGCTTCACAGGCGAGAAGATTCTCCGGCCGGCGGAGCGCGCCGCCTTGCCCTCGAAATCGGTAATCACATTCGTGAGGCGATCGATTTCCAGCGCCCGCTGTCGTCGCTCGCCCTCGGACCACTCGGCAGAATCCGTATCGAGGATTCGGGCCAGTGAATCTCTGGCGGCGTCGGCGATTTGCTGGTCGGTCGCAGCCATGCCGCAATCGTACGAAAAATTACACGCCGATTGCGCGGAGTTGTTTACTAATCTGTAAACGGGTTAGGCGATTCAGCGATCGCCAAGATTCTCGATCGGCGGCTTCCGGCCCTGTTGCCGCGCAGCAAAATGCGCAGCCGCAAGTTGCGGAACTGCAAACGCGCTCGACTTCCAGCCACAAGACGGGCACTTGAGAATCACCATCGCGGCCGTCGATGCTTTCGGGTCGCGCTCGCAATGCACCGGCTTTCCGCCCTTGCTGCAACGCGGGCATGTGAGCGGATCGCGCGGCACCACGCATTCGTTAACCGTCTTGATCTTCTGCGCCTTCTCCTGGCAACGGTCGACAGGGCACGAGTAGTACGCCGTCGGCGAACTCTTCTTGCCGCCACTCTTTTGCTTCATGCGGCAATGATGGACGCGGCAGTACGGCACACCGTCGGTATCTTTGGCTGGCTGGGCGTCGGTCCCGTTGGGTTCATCATCCAATGACAGGGGGGCATCTTCTAACATGCTCATCGTGCTCCTAACTCCTCAACTTGTTGAGCCGGCCGCTTGCGACGCGACTCTTTGGTTTGTGACTTTTGTTTTTGGGTGCGACGCCAGTTCTCCCAAGCCGCCGCTTCCCAACCCATGTTGCCGACGACCATTTCGGCTGCCGCCATAGCGTAAATTTCACAGTCCCAAAAGTCGACCGGCGTGCGACCAGACTTTGGACCCCACTTCCCCTTTTTGCCTTTCTTCGGATCGAAGATCACTGAGTAGCAAAAATTCGTGACCTGCTCCAAATACTCGCGCCCCTGCGAAAGACAGTCCGCAGTGACGTACCAGCTACCAAGGTGGCCCGGCTCGCCGCTCAGCATGTCGGTGAGTTCGGAGTAGTACGGATAGACGCACAGCCCCCACAGGTGCAAACCGCCGTCGTATTTTTCTCCGGTCCGAGAATTCGACTCGACAAGGTTGTGCCGAAACTTCACATCAGGACGCACACTCACGTCACCATGAATGTTGCGGATTCGACCGGGGATCAGCTTGTCACCGCGGATGCGGTCTATCCAATTTCCGGGTAGCTGCCGCATCCAACGATGGATCTGCATCGGCAAGTGCTTCGTGTCGCAGTTCGTCAATCGTACTTTCAATCGCTGATGGCCGAGTGGGTTTACCGATTGCTCGTTGTCTCGATTGAGCACCGGGAAGTCGGACACCAGAACTCGCCTTTCGACCTCCAGTAAGTCGGAAAGGATCGGCCCGGTGTCATTGTCATCGCGCGTGATCCACCCCCAATCGATCAGCCACGAAGTACGACCCGGCGCCCATCCACGGATCACGTACCGCGCCCCGTTGTTCTCGCCTTGCTTGTCGACGCCGCCGGTTAGGAACCAAACCTGATCGGGGACAGTTCGTCGTGCGTGAGTCCATGCGGCGCGCGTTCCAAGCTCCACCCATCCAGGCACCCGCGACTCGCCTTGATACGCGAACGCCAAGCGATTGCTGTAGAAATCGACTTTGCGTCCCTTTGCCAAGTGCCGAAGATAATCTTCCGCGGTTACGCCGAAGGTTTCGTTGGGAGAATGGAACGCCCAGAGATGGAAACCTACGTGTTGAGACGGCTTTCGATCTGGCTCTGGATCGCCATCTTTCCAACCGCGCGGATACCAGTTGCCAGACTCCGCCACATGCTGCTTTCGGTCGCTCTCGATTTTGCAGCCGTTCAGACAAACGTAGTAGGCATGATCGCGCGCCTGCCTCGATGTCATCAACGAAGCACCATCGCCCCCCTGCGCCTTAATCGTCAACTCGATTCCGCCCTTACCTGCGAAGTCGCCCTTCTTGTGCGTGAAGAATCTGGCCTCCTGTTTCATGCCGCAGTAAGGGCAGGTGATGTACCACCGCCATCGATCGTCGGCCATCTGCTCCTCGTCGCACACCCTCGACGGCGCTTCACTCGGAGACGACTCAAAGAAATGCTTGTAGCGAAATACGTCTTTAGTTCGCTGCTTGCCGGCCTCCACCGGGTCGCCGGCCTTGGCGTCGGAATCAGGGTACACGTCCAATTCAGTAAACCAAACGTAGTAGCAAGGTTTGCCGCGGGTCCTCTGCTTCGATCCGGCCCACGCCAAGTGAATCAGCATCGAGCCCAGGTCGATCTCCTGGAGATTCCACTTGTGCTCCGGCGGAATGCGAATCCGCTTGAACTCCGCAAACTTCTGCGACTCCTGGACGATCGTATAGATTCGATCGCGGATTTTCTTGGCCTCCAATTCGTCGGGGACCACGATCATGCCCGGCGCTGGCCGAAACTCTGCAAAGAACAATGGAACCGCAATCAGTAGGTTGACCGTTTTGTGGGTTTGCGTCGCGGCGGGAAGCGAGATCGACGTGCATCGCTTGTCGACGGCGCACTCCAAAATGAACTTCCACCAGGGCGAATCATCGTAGGTAAACGGGCCGCTCCGGCTCTCAAGCTGAACCCCGCGGCCGCCACGCCCAAAGCGGAGATTCTGCTCAATCCACTCTACGATTGGCGGCTCATCGATCGGCTGGCAGAGATCAACCATTGCCGAACGTAAACGCGCTCGGTTGCGCTCGGCTGAGTCAATCGCGTTTCGAGGAAGTGCTACCATAACTCACTGACCGCCGCCCCGATGTCGCGCGGCAACTTATCGGCTAGCGCAATCGCCTTGGTACGTATCTCGCCCCAAACCTTTGCCGATGGTGGCCTTTCCGGCAATGCCCGATCGATGGCTGTTGACAGTGCGCTTGCACATTCAGTGACCGTGGCGATGATTTTCGCAACATCCGCTTGGACATCTTCAAGCAACAATATCTGGCCAAGTTCCCTGGCCTGTTCGACGATTTGTCGCTCCTTCTTGATGCGCTCGTTTTCCGCATGCTCAATCGTATCCTTGATCTTTGCTTCGGTGAGCGTGACGCCACCAACCGAAGTCGATTCGCCCCCGCTGCCTTTTCGGTACTGACCGCGTCCGTGTTTTTCGCAAAACGATCGACACGCCTCGATGTCGTAGCGCTTTTCTTTGGAAAGTCGGGGTCGCGCGCAAGCTCAACAAACGTGTACCGACTGATGCCAATCGCTTTTGCTGCTGCCGCTTGAGTTGACGCGAATTTTTGTTTACGCTTAGCCACATGGAGTTGGTAAGGAACTTATTTGCACTTTCTATCCGAAAACACGGCTCGATGCGGGCCCTACGCGCCAATCCAACCATCTCTGGGAGGACCCAAAGGGTGTGCCCCATAACGACTTACTTCGACTCTCACTCGCCCTAACTCCTTATCTCTCGTCACGCCGTCATGTTGATCACAAGCCCCGCCTTGATCGTCTGGCCGCTGGTTGGGTGAATGTTGCAAGTGAGCGTGATTGTCTCGCCGCCTGACAGCGCTGTGGTGTCGAGCATAATGGCCACCGCGTCGCGTGTAACGTCGATCTCATCGATGACCAAATCCGTATCAGTCACCGCTTGGTTGTCTGCACTGGCCAACCACTGGCCACCGGTAATGGCAGATGGATCGAGCCAGATCGGGAATATCTCGCCCACCTTTAGATTGCACTCGGGGAAGGCCACGACCACGCCATCACGACGCGAGCCCAGCTTGAACACGCGAGCCGGTGCGATTGGTATGTTGGCAACGCCCATGCTGCTACTCCACGATTGGTGCCACCACGACGATCGTGGCCTCGACGATGACTGTCTCGCCTGGGTGCGGATGCACCTCGACGTTGATGGTGTACTCTCCCGGATCGGCTGCTGCGGTCACAGGCCAGATCACCACCAGGTCACGGTTGACGCCTGTGCTGCTGATCGTGACCGATCCGTCGCTGGCCGTGGCATCTTCGATGTCATAGATCGGATCGGGACCGACGAAGCGGCTCATGTCGATCCAGAACGGCGTCACTTCGCCCTGGACGAAGCGGGCCGTGGGCCAAGCGGTGTACACGTTGTCGTGGCGAGAGCCGATCTTGAGCACGCGGGATTGCACGATCTTGGTGTTGTCGAAGTTGGCCGTTGTGCCTCCTCCTCCGCCCGATCCCGTCGTCCAGGCCGCGTCGCCGCGA